TTACAATGGAATGTCGATGGTCAGCGGATCCGACCAGCCATATCTTCCGATCTGGCGGATATCCAATGTCAGACGGATTGCCCCGGAACTGCGGTACAGCTGCACTTCGGCGGAGGATAATTGCCACTCGGCCAGGGATGTTTCTGCCGAGAACGCGGCAGCTGGTTCATTGTCCGGCGTGATCAATATGTTGTACCGTTCGGCGTCCTCTCCCAGCGGAACTTCAACGCCATCCAGCCACGGTAGCCCCGATCGCGAGCGACGGGTCCAGCCGACCTGAAGCCCGCCGGCCGAATCAGAGAACCAGCGCGGGTGAACCGGGGACCAGGGACGGAGTGCTCGTCCGGCAGATGAAAGCGAGGCAATCACCGGATCTTCATCATCCCGCCCGACAAAAGCCATGCTCACCGGCTGGAACAGGGGGAAAAATTGCGGCTCGATTGCAGCCAGCCTGCTGTCGACAAGGACGAAGGCCTCGCCATCGACATGACCAGCCAATTCCGCTTCACTCCCGCCCAGTCCGCGCAACAGGCGAGACAGGCGATAGCGGGTCTCATCAAGAGGCATTGCGGATCCGAATTGCAGGATTTCCTTGCCGATTGCTGCCATGTTCCGGCCCGCCAGCAATTGCTCGTCATCAGCATTGCCCAGCGCCATCGTGGAATTGTGCAGCGTGACGACAATGGAATTGCGCCGGTCGATCTGCATCGGATTGGCATTGCCCAGAATGCCGTTGACAACACCCATTGTCGCCGGCGCAGAGATGCGTGTGACCCATTGCCCCGTCCCGCCGCCAGCACCTTCGGAGGCATAGACCTGCGCATTGCGCCAGCCCGCATCACCCGAAGCCGCCGCGTAAAGCCGCGGCTCTTCCGACATCTGCTGCGGTGCTTCGAGGGCGAAAGGCAAGTCCACCAGTTCCGCCTGGGTGATACCGGCCGCCAGATCCGGTTCACTCACCGACCGGCCGCTATCGGTCGATCCTTCTGCGACTGGTGAACCAATGACCTGTCGGGACAGGTGCAGTTCGATGGCTCCCCCCTTGAACTCCCAGTCACGGACGCGCCAGTTTCCCTGACCGTCCGGCAGGGTCAAAACTGTCCCCGGTTTGGCAAGGCCAGCACCAACAGCGAGATGAATTCGCATGGTGGTCCGGTCCTGATATGCTGACCAGATCGCGGTTTCAGCCAGACTGCGAGCCAAAACGGCGGGAAGAGAAGCCGGGATGCCGGTCTGAACGGTAACACGCCCGTTTCCCGGCCGGAATGCCATTTGCAGGCCCGCCTGATAGTCCCGCACCGGATCGTGAAATCGCAACGCTTGGCGCGTAGCCGTTTCGGCCTCCTGCCGGGTCCGGATTTCTGGTGGTTCAATTTGCTGACCATTTAGCTCCCGGACAATTTTCCCTTTGTCGACTGCCAAGGGAGGCCGGACATCTTCCAGGCGGTGAAAGGCCCGATAGCCCGTCCCATCGTTTTCGAGCGAAATCGGAAGAACTTCCATTATCGGTCGCAGTGCGTCCGCACGTGTATTTCCCGAAGCCGAATAACCGGTGAAGCCTGGATCCACAGTCGTGGAAATGACCTCATCCGAGACATCCGCCACCATTACCGGAAGGGACACGGTTCCGTCGTCAGCGAAAATCTCGAATGTCAGCGAGGGAATACGGTTTCCGAAATCCGCCAGGTCCATGTCTTCAAAAACGGCAACCGCAAGGCCCCGAAAAGCGGGAGCGGAGGCCAGACCTTCTGCAGCGGCGATCAGACCATCCGGCCGCTGGTCTTCATGTCCGGCATGGAATCGAAAACCGGTGCGTGACTTGAAGTCTCCTGCGGCTCCGCGCAGCAATTTGCCATCGGCCCATATCCGGCCGACGGAACTGGCAACCCTGCTGGAAAGCGCAACCGCAAAACTCGCTGAATAGCTGTAGGTGGTCGTAGCCGGCCGGCCCTTGCCCCCGCCTTCCCTGTCCCGCGATTCCTGGATATCCGTCGCCCAGATCACGGTACCGGCGACCCGCATCGCGCCGTATATTCGCGGGATCGGAGAGCCATAGCTCGAAGTCTGAACCGCCAGATCCTCGAGGCGCGCACCTTCGCGGGCGGACGGCTTGAAGAGAAATTGCTGGTCGAGGGTCCGGCCGAGCAGCGCACCAATACCTGCGCCAACCGGACCGCCTATGGCGCTGCCGGCAGCGGTCAGCAAGATTGTCGCCATTTAACTCTCCATCAGTCTGAACAGATGTAAAATTCGCCCGTCAGGCAAGCCCGGCGTACAAACCACCCGGCGCAACCCGGCGTGGGCGTGAACCATGCCCTCCGCAGTATGGACGAGCATGTGCAATTGCAGGGGTGCCGGACGGGTCAGCAGGATGTCGCCAATCCGCCATTCAGACACCGAAGATGCCGTTGGCCCGCTGATCTGCCGAAAGCCGAGATGCTGCATGAGGCGGCAAATCCGGTCGGCGTCGCTTGCCCGCAAGCCATAGCCATTGGGAATATCCGCTTTCACTCCGGCGGCGCCGATGCACTGCGCACACAGGCCTATGCAATCGAGGCCCCGGTCCGGATTCCGGCCATGCAGCCGAAAGGGTGTTCCGACGAGAGCGCCTGCTCTGTCTGCAATGGCCTGCGGTCGGTCTGCCTGCAGTGTCATGCGCCGGGATAGCGAGTGAGCAGGTCGTTTCCGGGCAGATGCGGCTCTCCCCGAAAATTGGACATATTGGCAAACCGGTCCCGACAGGTGGCCAGTTGCTTGTCACATCCGGCCGTCAGCAGCACCCTGTCACCTGCTTTTGGCGGATCATGTGGTTCGTCGGCAAGGGTCAGGTCATTCCCTTCTCCCGCCATGATCACGGCCTCAAGGCCACAATTGGTCCCCGAAAGCCAGCGCATGCGGCCGAGACCATAGACCGGCGCGGTACCGGACAAACCGGCACATTCCACAGTGCTCCCGCTTGCCGCCGTCACGACCAGTTCCTTCTGATGGGCATGCAGGCTGAGCTTGCAATGCGCATCCCCGAAATGCGCGCGGCAAGTCGGCGAGGTTGCAGGCACGATCGACTGATCGAGTTTGGCTGTCGCACCTATGACTTCGGCCACAAACTCCTGACCCGATCTGGAGATCTCGCCGAATTCTCCCGCAAAAAGCATGGCCGTTTGGTTTTGCGGCGAAGACCAGTCTGCCAGCAGTACGGACAGGCGCGCGCCGTTCCAGCGCCCTGAAGCCAGATCTGTTTCGGTTATCGCCGGGCTCGTCATGACGCCCTCGATCTCGACGCTGTCCCAGTCCATGCTGTCGCTTAACGAAATGGTGGACGGGACCATCCCGGGGGAGGCGCGGTAACACTGGTCATCAATCCAGATGTCGCGATCATGCGAGACAAAGCCAAGCGCAACGCCATCACACCGTTCCAGCCGCCAGGCATAGGTGCGGGTGGTCAGATCGCCATCCATCCAGTCCAGGCTCATGGGGCTTCCTTCACCTCGAGCAAAGGCACAACCGGGACATCGCCAGCCTGGAATGTCGCATGACTGATGTCGAGCCGGTCCGTCGCAAAGCGCACCGGCACATCAAACAGGAAACCGGCCGTGACCCGCAGCCCGGCCGCAGGGGGGTCATCAAATTCAACCTGCCCGAGTTCTCTCAGTATCCACTTGTCAGTTTCCACATTGTCCACGGCAATAATCAGCGAATCCGGGTCGGGGCGGGTGATGTAACGGACCTGGGGATCAGTACCGTCCTGGGCGTAGCTCTTTGTCAGCGCAAAACGGGTTTGCTCTCCATCTCCTGTGCCAAACAATTGGTCCGTAGCGGCTGGCACACCGGTCATGTCGGCAGAACTGTGATCTCCCGGGTCACGGAACCGAAAGGCCCTGGCCGCCCCGCGGCGAGCCCGGAAAAAAGCCAGCAACTGATCGATTTCCGCATCGCTCCGGATTCCGGGGCCTGCGTCAAATGCGATCCGGGCATCGGCCCATTCACTGTTGCGTGACTCGTGCCCGGACAGACCGGTCATGATGCTGGTCGAAAATTCCGTGGAAACGGTCGCCCCCATCCCGATGGACAGCGGAAATTCGACATCATCAAAGGCCTGCACTTCGGACTCCTCTTCAGCAAAATAGACAAACCCGTCACGGGCAACCTGCGGCAGCGCCCACACGAAGATTTCGGCCGCCTCGCGTTCCTGCGCATCGGTGATCGCTGCAGCCATGTTCCGCCAGATGTGACGGTCCGTTTCATTCAGCACGAAGCCGGCAAAATAATGCTGTTCGCCCGACGGGTAACCCAGCCTTGTGGTCGCCGCTTCGATCCCTTTGCGGGTCGCGGACCGGTTACCGGCAATCACCCAGTCATAATCCTCCAGTTGCAGCACATCGAAAGCCGGCCATGCCCAGCCCGCGGGCAAATTTGCCCGGCGCGCTTCCGGAGCCGCGTCGTCCAATATGGTCGGCAGATAGGCCAGCAACAATGTCTCCGCGCCGGCGGTTCCGGCCTCGTCACGAACCGCGGTCATCAGATTGCTGGTCGATTGCGCGAGCAGCTCGCCTGCCAGATCCAGCATGGCTTTCTGCTGCACGGTCTTGGTCCCGTTGATGTCATCAATTGCCACTGCCTCATCCCCGAAGGCGACCAGGGCAGCGGCATCATAGAGGCAGATCCGGCCATCACTCATGATCCACCACCATGGCTCGCCCACCTGGAAACGGATTGGCGCGCCCACATCCCGGGCAATGGCAACAAAGGCGCGCGCAACCGCCTGAAGATAGGCCATGGCCCCCGCGTGCGCCGGAGACAGCAGCGTCGATGGCGGGTCCCAGCCAGTCAGCGCGGGGTCACCATTTTGCGCCCGCTGCTTCCAGTCATTCCAGCAATGCGTGTTGAACAATTCGTAGGACAGCGACTGGATGACCCCAAAACCCATAGCTGTGGCGCGGCTCAGGAAGTCGCGGTGCCAGGTCGCGCAAGGCTGATTGATCGCCGCAAATTCCTCCCCGTTCTGGGGCACGGAGAGACTGACATAAAGGCCGTCCCCGAGGGTTTCGAGCCGGAAATAGTGGCTCATGCCCAGATAATGGTTGATCGATCCGCGATATCCCAGCGCCCGGATCGAGCGAAGCAACCGTTCCGGTGTCTGGTTAAAGCTGTCATCATAGGCCGTAGCCATGGAAAGGCCATGTTCGGGGACCATGATATCCCCGATTTCGAGCACCGCACCGGCGCCGTCTGTGCTGATCTCGCTGATTTCCACCCATCCGTGCCGGGGCGCGGTGTATCGTGTCCCGGCCCGGTCATATTCCGGCGGAATGATGGAAATGAACAGCCTCACGATATTTTCCGGATGCACCGGGTCCGCTTCACCGGGCAGCAGAAAGCCGCCATCGAGTGAAGAGAAGGCCATCTCGATATCCGCATCTTCCGGCGAGCCGGCGGCGTAATTCCACAGCCGCACATACCAGGATTTCTCATTGCCGGCCGCATCTGTGCCTTCGATTGTCAGGGTCGGGCCATTAACAGCGTTAAGCGGCATGATCCCGGATGAGCGCCAGTGGAAACGGAATGTCAGCCGACTGTAATCGGTGTTCGTCTCATATCGCAAAAGTGGATGATCCAGACGGTCCTCGCTCTCCCAGATCAGACCGGCCAGTTCATCGCTGTTGTAAAATACCGCATCAATCCGCATCGCATCCGCCGCTGTCGTGACCAGTGAGGCCATCATCGGACGCGGGAAATTGGCGGTCCAGAAGCGGGGATCAAATCTCTGGATGGTCGAAGCCTGTTGGCCATTGCGCCTGTCGGCAAGCCAGAATCCCATGATGATCGTCCCTGATTGTGAATCGGTGGTTCAGCTGCGCGATACGAGGGCGCTGCGGATTGAGCGGGCAACCTGTCGGCCAGAGCGACGCAACTGGTCGGGTGCGCTGCCCTGACCATGGTCCGAAACATGGATGGTCAGATTGATGTCCGACCGGGACGGAGCACCTGTGGCAGGCTCAATCCGTCCTGTTGAAGCCGGAACGAAATATTCCGGACCCTGTTCGCCGACACGGTAGGCGCGGCCGGAAACAACCGGTCCGCCGGTGGCACGACCCGGAGCTCCCAGCAAGGCGCTCAAAACCGAGCTCCCGATGCCGAGCAGGCCTGAACTGCCGCCTCCGCCGAACAGTCCGCCAAGACCGCTGGTGATTGCGGCATCGGCAATGTCAGAGATAATCGCCAGTGCGGTCCGCCTGAGGTCTTCAAAATCCAGCGAACCCCTGCGGATGGCGGAACTCAACGCATTGCCCAGCACATCACCCGCGCGCTCGACGCCTTGCGCAAAAGATCCCTCCAGCTCCGTGTTCATGGTGGAAACATCCCGCGCAAATCCGGCCGTGTCGGCGCGCACCTGGACTATCAGTTGTTCAATCTCTTCATCCATCGGGATCGTCTTTCTGCAGTTGTTCGAGTGTGCGCCGATCCAGCGGCCTGACCGGTGCGCCCGGCGAGCCGGCCTCTTCCATTGCTGCAAATATCCCCAGCAATTCATCAGGAGTGGCCGTCCAGAACTGGTCGGGCGTCCAGCCGAGAATCAGGCTCACCTGCCCCCCGATCTGGCGCGCCCTGGCGGCGAAACTGTCAGCCATTTGCCGCGGCAGATTGCGCCGGCTGGCCTTGCAATATCTGGCGCAGCAGGATCTTCAGGACCGGTGTCAGTCGCGCAAGTCCGAGTTCCGCCATCGCTTCATCAAATACCGAGCGGGTCACATGGGCGGGACGGTCACGCAGCACGTGCCAGAACAAGGTCGTGATTTCGGTGAAAAGCAGCTTGCCCTCCGCCGCCCGGTTGACCAGTGCGAACAGGGACCCGAGCTCCGCTTCCGCTGCCGAGAGCGCCGCGAAAGTCGGGCGCAGCACGAGTTGGTCTTCGCCGATCTGCAAAACCGCTTCGCCCCTGACAGCCAGCGCCGGATCAGCCATTGACCACCGCCCCCGAACTTTCCAGGCTCATCGTGTAACTGCGCTCGCCATTGAAATCGCCGCTGTAATCGAGCCGGGCGACGAGAAAGTCTCCCCGCATGATTTCGCCACTTTCAAAGCTCAGTTCATAGCTGTCGATGAGGCCGTTCAAGGCATGATCCCGGATCCGCAGTTCGGCATCCGACCCGGTGAATACCCCGGCGCCGGAAACCGAAACCGACCGTATGCCTGCCCCGGACAGCAGCTGCCGCCAGCCAGCGCTGTCCTTGCTGGTGATCACCACCGGCTCGCCGTTAATGGTCAGTTGCGTCGTGCGCAGACCGGCGATGGTGGTGTAACTGACGGGATCTGCACCATCACCGATTTTCAGGAGAAAGGCGCTGCCTTTTTCTGCTGCCATGATTCTGTTCCTTCGTTCTGGGTCATGAGGTTAATTCTGCAGGCACCGGGCCCGATATTCGATCAGCCCGCGCCATGGACCGGTCGCGCTCCGCAGGATGCGGGAGCGGTGAAAGGCGAAGGTGACGATCTGCCATTCAGCTGGCTCGGCCACACCGCCTTCCAGAATGGCCTCGATCATTGCCATGATCTGATGGATGCGCGCGGCACTGTCGCCGCTGTCATGCACGGTCAGTCCGATGGAAAGGAGCCGCCCGGCGCCTGTCTTGTGGCTCCAGTCACGGGACGCACCCGTGCTCAGTGAGACATAGGGATATTCCGCGCGCGGCGGCGGGCCGTCATAGATGCCGCTGACCGCTTCCATCAGCGCCTGATCACCCTGCAATGCGCTGACCAGGCTGATCTGCACGGCGTCGAGAGCGCTGCTCACCGGACACCCTGCAGCAGGAAGCCGATATCGCGCAGGCTGCTGTTGTCTTCGAGCTCGCTGGACAGATCCGGACCACTGATGATGACATCGTCGCCGTCCTGCCGGGCCTGGACATGGTCCGGGAGGTCATCGGTGAGGCCGGTTGTCAGCTTCTCCGCCAGATCATTCACGCGGGTCCGACCCACGGCCATGCCATAAGCCTTCATCTCGGCACTCCATTTTTCGATCATCGGTTCTCCTCCGCCAATATGCGGGTCCTGGGTGTCGGCCGAAGTTCGGCGATTACGTTCCGAACCGTCAGAATTCGGTCGTTCCAGATGATCCGGTCTCCGGGCAAAATTGCGTCCGACTGCCGCATCCGGAATTGCCAGACCAGCAGTGCGCTTCGGCTTTCTGCAATGGATTCCGCACCGGTACCGGCAGGTGTTGCGGAGGCATGATATTCGCCGATCAGTTCGAATTCCCCTGACGCGGAACCACTGCCATCCCGGACATTCACCGGTCTTTCCACGCGAATCCATTCACGCAGGGTCCCGGCAAATTCCCGGCTTTTCTCCCGTACCATCTCAGCAGATCCGGATCCGGCGATGGGGCTGCCACAGCGCCGTGACCGCATGCGGTGGCCCTTCCATCTCCGGATCGTCGCGATTGGCGTAGAGATGTCCCGCCATCCGCACGATTCCCTGGCGCAGCGAACTCGGAACGTCCGCCCACTCCTCCGCAAGGCCCGCGACATAGGTCACGCGCAAGCGCGAAAGACCCGCATCCGCATGGAGGCGGATCCAGCCATAGGCTTCGCTGTCGATATCGACTGCATAGTCCTCAACCGGAACTTCGGTGGCGGTACCGTCCGAAGCCAGATCCTCGGCCGCCCCAATGACCTGGACCGGCAACTGGCTGAGCCGCTGCCAGATATTCCGGACCGGCAGAATCTCTGTTACCGTCCGCGCAATCAGCAGCTGACGCGTGAAATTTTCGCAGAGGAGAACAGCGCTGCGCAGCATGTCAGACAGGGTCGCGTCATCCTGGTCATGTACCAGGCGCAAAAAATCCTTCACATCGGCAATCAGGTCGGGCGGGATATCCGGGAGCACATCTATCGAAACAGTCACCAGTCAGGATCCTTTCGGCGGACAGAATGGAGTGAAAAGAAAAGCCTGCACCGGCTCAGGGGAGCTTGCCGGTGCAGGCGCTGCCGCCGGGGCGGCAAGACGGAACGGAGATGTGATTCAGGAGGCGCTGAACTGCATCAGCTTGATCGCCTCGCTGTTCATCACCTGCCCGCCAACCCGCCGGGTCGCGTAGAAATGCACGAAGGGCTTGTTGGTGAACGGATCCCGCAAAATGCGCGTCGCGCTGCGTTCCGCAATCAGATAGCCGGCACGGAAATTCCCGAACGCGATCGACAGCGAATCCGCGGCGATATCGGGCATGTCCTCTGCCTCGACCACCGGGTATCCGAGCAATGTGCCCGGCTGACCCTGGGCGAGCGATGACTGCCACAGAAACGCGCCATCCGCGGTCTTGAATTTGCGGATCCGGGCGAGCGTCGCGCTGTTCATGACAAAACTGGCGCCCTGCCGATAAGCCGGCTTCAGCGCGTGCACCAGGTCGACCAGCGCATCCTCGCCATCGCTGCCGGCAAAGCCGCCTGCAGCTCCTGAGGCAAGATATTCGAGGGTGCCGAATTCCCGCTGGTCATCCGGCTCATCGGTCACGGTGCTGTTCAGAAATCCCAGCGGCTGGTTCACGCCGCTGCCGCCCACAAAGGCGGCGCCTTCAGCCCGGGCAAATTCCCGGGCGATCTCGTCGGCAAGCCAGGCTTCGACATCAAAGGCCGCATCATCGAGCATCGTCTGCGACGCGGCCGGGTTGGCGTAAAGTTCTCCGGTCGGCGGCGCGATCTCGTTGAAATTGGGCGTGTCGGTTTCCGGGCGGGCGGCCGTCTCACTGACCCAGCCAGAGGGCGTGCCGCCATCGGTGACCAGCTTGCGGTAGCCCGAACTCCCGGTCTGGACGACCGTGGCGATCGCGCGGATCGGGGAAATGTCATGGAGCGTCCGCCCGATCAGCGCGTCAATCTCCTGCGGAACCGCGAACCCGCCTTCGGGACCGGAAGCACCCGAAAAGCTTTTCAGCTCAATCCCGCCATGGTCGCCGCGCCGGAGATATTTTTCGGTAAAGGCCCGAGCCGCATCAGAGACCGGCAGGCCCTTGATCTCGCTGGCACCGCCGGCAAGCATCGGCCGGGCGGCAGCACGGGAAATCTCGACCATCTGGTCCTTCAGGCTGTCGACATCGCTGCACAGACCAGAGATCCGCTGATCGCTGGCACCGGACGAATCCGCATCTGCGGCTTCCGTGTCAAAGCTCGCTTCCAGCGGATCAGCCTTATACTCCAGATCGGCACACTCCATGTCGGCCGGGAGCGGGGCAGAGGTATCAGTCATGTCATTCCTTTCAGTTGGGCAATGGGAAAAACCGGGCGGGGAAGCCCGGCGCGTCAGTTGTCGGCATCAGCCAGCGCAATGATCTGCGCCCGGCTCTGCATCGGGTGGGTTACAAGCGAGAATTCGGCGACATCGAGGTCCAGCAATTCGCGGGGGATGTGGCCACGGGCCTCGCGCACACGGTATCCGAAACTGAGTCCGGTCACGGCTCCGGAGCGCAACATCTTCAAGGCAAGACGACCCGTCCGTGTTGTTTCGCGGACTGTTGCAATGACCTGCAAACCGCGATCATCTTCGCGGGCATGGCCGACCATACCGATCGGTCGCAGCGGGTCATGCTGCCACAGCAGAGGCATTTCCCGCCCCGGCTCGAGATCGCCAAAAGCACCTGGACGGATAATATCGCCGCCCCGGTCGACTTGATTGAAAATCGCCGCATAGCCGGCAAATCGCATGGCCGTCACTGGATCATGTCACCCAGACCCAGACGGACGGCAATGCCAATCAACAACAGCGCCAGCATGCCGCGCACGATCCAGGTCAGCACCGCCTTCCACGCACTGGCCTTTGCATCCCGCCACGCCCGGAGCAGCTCTCGCAGCTGGTCAATATCGTCCTGCGCCTTGGGGTCGGCCAGTCCCAGCCGGTCGAGCACTCGCTCGGCACCGCTGTCCGTCGCTTCCTCGACAATCGCACGCAGCGTGACAAGATCCGCGCCCTCACCCTCCGCCTGCTCGAGCAAGCGGGCGAGCATTTCATCCTTGTACATGGTGATATTCCTTTTTTTTTGACCTCAAGCGCCGGGCGCGGGCATCCGCCCGCTTGGCTTTCCTCGCAGTAGCTCGGGCGCGCAGTCGCGCTTGCCGACGCTACGCGTCGGATTGGTACCCTATCGAAAGATCACCGAACCGAGCGCAGCGAGGCAAGGGCGCCAAAATCTTCTGGCGTCCGCCGCGCCTTATGGCGCGTAGCCAAGGCGACGGATGTCGCCGCCCGGCGCTTGAGGTCAAACAAAGACTCCAGATCTCTCCGTTATTCCAATCCCTCGCTCAACCTTCCCCCCTAATCAATCCCGAGCAATTTTCGCTTCTCCTCCCCGGTCAGGAAATCCGCGGCGCTGATCTGGTTCCACATGCGCTCGCGATCTTCGGACAGGGCCGGGATCTGGTCGCGGTCGACGCGCAAGTCGAGATCGGGCCACCAGGGTTTCAGTCCGCGGGACAGCCCTTCGAGGATCTTCCCGGCGAGCGGCAGGATGGTCAGCCGCCACAGGGCGCGATTGGCCTCCCGATAATTGGCATAGCTGTTGTCGCCGGGCAGGCCGAGCAGCATCGGCGGGACGCCAAAGGCCAGTGCAATTTCCCGCGCTGCCGCGGCCTTGAGCGCCACGAAATCCATTTCCGCCGGGGTCATGCTGAGTGCCTGCCAGCTGAGGCCGCCCTCAAGCAGCAAGGGCCGGCCAGCATTGTCGCGGCCGGAAAAGCTCGCCTCCATTTCGGCGCGCAATCGGTCAACCTGTTCGCCGGACAGATGTGCACCATCGGGTCCGGGATCATGAACCAGCGCGCCAGATGGTCGCGCCGCATTGTCCAGCAGGGCGCGGTTCCAGTCGGACGCGCGGTTGTGCACCGCCACCGCTCCGGCAGCGGCACCCAGACATCCGAGGCCATAATGGTCATCGGTCGGATGAAAGGCCTTTATATGGACAATCTGCACTGGCCCGGCTGCATCATTTGCCGGATATCGGGTCTCATGTTCCCCGGCCCGATAGACATAGGCCGCCGGCCATCCGGTCGCATCCGGTTCCACCGTGATCCGGTCGGGACGCAGTGCGTACAGTTCGGGCGGATTGTTTCTGCCAACCTCCTCGGCAACACCGGCAATCTGCACATAGGCATTGCCGTGCAGCAAGAGATGAGCCGTGATTGTTTCCAGCAAGGGCTGTCCGGCCACGCTTTGCCCGATCAGTGCCGCCGCCTTGTCTTGCAGCGGCATTAATGGCGCATCGGCCACCGCTTCCGACACGATGCGCACGGCGCGCTGGGCCACAGCGTTTTCCACATAGGCTTCCCGCACCGAGGCCTCATAGGAAAACGGCGCCGTTCCCGAGAAAAAGGCCCCGCCATAAGTCCCGATATAAGACCGTCCCAGTGACGGCCGAGACCTTCCGCTCCCGCCCTTGAAGGCCAGCGCGAAGTTTTTCCAGAATGTCATGTGTCTTCCTAAATCATGGGTCTGATATTTGGTGTCCTGGCGCGAGCCAGCATCAGTTCGGTCAGCGCCCAGACCAGTGCATCCGCACGGTCAGGAGATCGACCCGGGCCTTCATAAGCACCACCTGTGAGAAGCCCGCACATTTCGTCCTCGAGGCGCGGGAAGCATCCCGCGTGATGTACCCGGCCATTCTCGTAAAGGGCGGCGACCGGCTCCGCCCGGGCCACCTTGCCCCGCGCGGCGTGAACCAGCCGGACGGGCAGCGAAATTCGCGCCGCCTGCAACACCGATTTGACCATCGCGCCGCCCTGATTGGCTTCGGCAATGATGCGGTCGGCGTTCCAGTGTTCCGCACTGCTCGCAACCGCCCGCGCCCAGGTTTCGGGACTGGCCTGCTCCACCGAACAATCAGCCAGAACAAAGCCGCGGATCGCGCTTCCCGACCCGGTCACGCCAGCGACAATGATCCCGCAGGCATCCCCATGGGCCGAAGCCGGTGGATCCACACCGATAACGATCCGGTCCAGCAGCAGTCTGTTTTGTACGCGACTGGATTCAATCATTTGCCGCGACCAGAGAGCGCCCGCAATGTCCTCGATCAGTTCCCCGTCCAGCTCCTGGCGTCCCAGCCGTGTTCCGGCATAGTCACGCTCCATGGCGGTCAGAAAAGCCTGCGGCAGGTTGAGCGCATTGGCATATGTCCGGCCTCGTGTGATCACAACATCCGGGTCCTTGACCAGTGTCCGCACCAGCGGCACCGGGCGCGGCGTTGTTGTCAGCACCACTTGCGGATTTTCCCCCAGACGCAATCCCATTTTGAGATTGTGCCAGGTCGCTTCCGCCTGCCCGGCATTGTTGATCCACTTGGCAATTTCATCACACCATGAGTGGCTCGATTGCGGACCACGCAGTGCTTCCGGTTCGGCCGCGGAATAGATCTGCGCTTCCGCGCCACCGGGCCAGCGCAACCGCTTGAGTGACGGCTCCCATTCCGGTCGTTGGTCCGGCGCAGAAATGGTCAACAGGCCGCTTTCCCCCTCGATCATCACCGACCGGCATTCAGCATAATTGGCGCCGACCAGAGCAAACCGGGCAGAACCATCCTGTTCGGCAATCGCGCGCACCCATTCGGCGCCCGCCCGGGTCTTGCCAAAGCCGCGGCCGGCCATGATCAGCCAGGTTGACCATGGCGGGTCCGGCGGCATCTGGTCGGGACGCCCCCACCGGGTCCAGTCATGCTCCCAGCAAATCAGTTCCCGTTCGGTCAAGCCATTCAGGAAGCGTGTCTGATCCGCCGGCTCCTGCGCGATCAGGTGCCGCGCAGTCCGGACTCCTGTCATTGTTCAGTTCCTGTAATGCACGGATAACGAACTACCCGGCTGTTTGTTTTCCCGCTCCTCATCCTGTTTCCGCTGCCGCTGGTATTCCAGCCGGTCCCGCATCGCATCCAGTTTGGCGTCAATCCGCGCCCGCATCTCGCTGATGTCGCCCATTTGCTCCCGCGCCGCCCGCTCGAGCGCCACGGTCTGCTTGTGCAGCGAGAGCAGACGAAACGCTGCATGATCATTAAATTGCCGTATCGCGCCGATCTTCCGTCCGTTGTGAAATACCGGTTTCAGGACTCCGTGCCGGGCCCGCTCGAGCAGTTCCGTTTCCAGCAATTCAAATCCGGCGGTCAGCGCCTTGCGCCACGCATCGGCAAATTCCGGATCCTTCTCCCGCCACAAATAGATCGTGGATTTGGCCAGCCCGGCCTTGTCAGCCGCAACCGTCACGCTGGAGGTCGCCGCCAGCTCCGACAGGAACACCCGGCGCTGGTTTTCCCGGTACCCGATCCCCGGTTCACCGGAAGACAACAGGCTTCGGCCGGACGACCGGCGCTTCAC